TTTATATGTTAAATAATTTATTGCTCTTATTTTTAATTTAAAAGTAGAACCAGCTATTATTTTAGTCGGTTCTACTATAATTTCTTGTATTTTTGACATCTAATGCCTCCTAATTAAAACTACTTATTTGACCTGTTGCATATTTTTTTATCATTAGTGCATCATAGCTATTTATTTTTCCATCCTTGTTAATATCTGCTGCCTTTAATTGTTGCTCTGTTAATCCAGCTTTTCCAACTGAATAATTCAATACTAAATCGGCATCAGCTTCTTCTATTTTCCCATTTTGGTCTACATCTCCTAATTTGTAATCGACACCTTCAACATATGTCGGTATTTTCATTAATGCTAAACGATAATATGCTGTTTTTTGTGATGTAGAAGGCTGCCAAACGTGAAGTGCAATTTTACTATTATCATCGGGAGCACCTAATATTACATTTCTAATTAATGAGCCCGTAAAAGATCTATTCGATATTGAGTCTCCAACCCCATAACTATAATTTTTATCTTCATTTGTTTTAATCCCAAAAGTAAGACAAAAACAATTATCTTTATTAAATCCTTTTGGAAAATCAATATTTAAAATAGTTTGTTGTTCAATATTGCTGTTTAAATTACTTTGTGAATTAGCTTCTAATATCATTTGTCCACTTATAACCGCTATATTATCACTATATATTACTTTACTTCCGATTACTATTAGTAATATTGTCGCACTTAATATTATTAGATACTTCCAAATCTCCATTTATTTTTCCTCCGCTTTTCAATAAATATGAACTACCATCTTTTACATTTGCTAACTCTTGTTTAATTTGATTTATAATAGTATCACAATCACTTTTTATTTGTGCATAAATGCCACTAAAACTTAAAAATTTTCTGGTATCTTTAAATTCTGTTATTCCACTAGTTCCAGTTCTAAATCTTGCAAACTCTAATTGATATAATTTATTTGAGCCATTATATTTGTTTATATCCTGTTGTGTAATTGAAGGATAACTTGTACTAGACGTTAATAATTTAAAAGATACTTGTCCAAAATTGTCCTTCGTTGATTCTTTTGATAAATCAATTTCCAATATCAATAAACAATACAAACTGCTCGTAGTTACTGTTACTGTTTCATTATTTATTACTGCAACAGGTCTCCCCGCTATTTCACACAACCCTTCTGAAATCGTTATAGAATTGTTGGTTTTGCTTAAATCCATACCATAAAAAATACCATCGTTTCTATTTAAAAATTCTTGATGTATTCTTGCATCTACTTCTGCATTTGCAAGTTGATTTGTAAATCTAAAACCTTTAATCATTATTTATTCCTCTCTTTCAATAATTTATCTATAAAATCAACTCTCATATTTCCACAAGTTATTTCAATAAAATTACTTCCATCATCTTTAATAGCTGAAATATAAGTGTCTAAAATTATATTATTATTAGTTCTTACACTTAGCGGTGTTCCAACCTTCATTTTGTCTACATCAAATAACTTACTGTTTCTATTTATCTTAAATGATATATAATGATTATAAGTATTTGACTTAAACTTATCTAATGCTGTTTGCATTGCATCTTCTGACTTAGCCGTATATACAACTTCAATATCTCCAACTGCTCTATTTACATCATCTTTGTTTTGAGTTGTTGTTCTGCTACTTAATAAATACCATTTCTGTATGTCTGTGTCTGTTTTTACAACAACTTTTGCTATAACACTTGTTTCAAATTTTTCAGCATAATTGCTGATGTCCGGAATTGTTGTATCTATTAGTTGTACTTCATTTTTTTGTTTATATATTGTTAATTTTATTCTTTTATTTACATATGAAAAATCTAATACAATGTTATAATTTTGACTGCAATTTGTTACAAAAGTATGAAAGTTATAAATACCATTGTCATTATCAACTGATTTTGTTATTTTTGTATGTGTTTTTACTTCAACATCTAACCAGTCAATATTTAACAATGTATCGTCTGAATTAGTGAAATTGTTATAAATTTCTTTTGCAATAAAATCTTCTATTCCAACTTCACTAATCAAATTTTCATTTTCTAGTATAATTTTTCTATCAAATATATTAGATATATATCTTAATGTAACTTTTCTTTTTAACTCACCATCTTCGTTTTCTATGTCTTTTATTATTCCAACATAATCCATGTTACCATTTCGTTGTAAAACGACTATATCGCCATTTTCAGCGTTTATTTTTTTCATTATATTGAATATTGTGTTTTTGTTTGTTTCTTCATCTATGATATACTCATAATTTTCAAATTCAATTACATCTTTTATTTCCAAATCTGTTTTACTCAAAAAATACACTAATGTTTCTTTTGATACATTAATGTTTTTTTCTTTTGCCCATATTTGAATTTTCTTTGTTGATGTTTCAGTATTTTCAATTAAATCTTTAAATATTATTTCTGCATTATATACTCCACCCTGCTTTGGTGCTTCTATTTCAATTTCATAAAATCCACTTTGCTCATTGTAAATTAATTCATATTCTTTGTTATTAAAAGTTGCTTTTACACTCATAGCTTACACCACCTTATATTGCGGAAATATAGTTAATTTTGCATTTAAAACATCATCCTCTGCTGTTAGCCTTATTTCTGATACTCCGTATTGGTAATTTGAAAATATTTTGTTTTGTAATATCAATATATTCTTTTTTCCATAAATTTTCTTTTGTTCCATCTGTGTTTTGTTTTTGTATGTATATCTCTCCTGTTTTGCTTGAATATAAAAGTTTTTCAAATTCATTAATCGTGATTGGAATTTTGATACTTGCATATTCTTCATCGTCAACTAAAACTGTGATTGTTGGATTTTGTACAAATCCGTCTATTTCTACTTGAATTGGTGCTTCTACATGGCCTCTATTGTCAAATTGTATTGCTCTTGTATTGTAATCTATATATCTGCTATTCCACCTGTAATTGTATCTCATTTCATCTTCGTATGTTTCTATTTTGAATATTGTTTCATTTTGTTCGTACCATAAAGACAACCCTGCAAACTCAGCAGAGCATGCAAGCCATCTCCCAGATTTTTCTGTTTTTTCTAATTTTATTATAGAAACATCTCTATAATATGTTTTTTCTTCCTTTTCAAATGGAATTATGTACAACCATTTTAAATTCTTAGACCTTTCTACAAAATCGCCAAATTCTTTTACTTTGTCATATGTTTTAAAATATAATGTTCCTTTTGGCTTTTTTTGTTCAATTCTTCTATTATTTTCAATAAATTCGTTTCCTAATTGTACAAAATCAATATTATAAGCATACCCTAACTCAGAAGGAGATGTAAGAAAACATCCTTCATCTAAATTATCTAATCTAAACTGTTGTCCTTTTTCATTTTCAAGTATAAATCTTCTTACTTTCATTTTTTCATCTCCTTCTACATCACTTCTCCAAATTTATTATTAACTGATGTAATAACAAATCTTCCTGCTACATCTTTATCGATTATTATTTGTGCATTTAAGTTTTTAACAGCTGTTACAAAAGCACCTGTTATATTTTCTAATGTTAATTGATTTGATGTATCTAACTTACTTACTGTTGAATTAATATCAAATTCCGTTGGAATAGCAGAAGACATATCATTTGATACTGATTTCATTGTGTCTGAAAAACCTTCTCCTAAGCCCAAGGCTAGATTTGTACCTATTTCGTCTTTAAACACTTTTGAAGGTGAGTGTATTCCAAAAAATGTTTTAATACCATTTAATATATTTCCGCACCATTCTTTAACTTTATCAAGTAGCCAAGTTTTTGCATTTTTTATTCCTTCCCAAATACCAGATACAAGATTTTTCCCAACTTCATGCATATTAGAGAAATAATTTGCAAATCCATGTACTAATGAACTTATAATTTGAGGAATTTTACTAACTAGTTGTGGAATAGCTTTAACTATTCCTAATCCCAACTTACTCATTAATAAAATCCCTGACTCTATAATTTTAGGCAAGTTATTAGTTATTGCCATTATTAATTTATCTATAATAACAGGTATTTTATCTATTAAGTTGGGTAACGCATTTATTAATCCATCTGCCAAACCTATTAGCAATTGTATTCCTGCATCGATTATCATATCTATATTATCTAGTAATGTTGTTGTCATTAATAATACAGCATCAATGATTGCTGGAATTAAATTTGGCAGACTTTCTGCAATTCCCTGTATTAAATATGTTAATACATTTATTCCTATTTGTAGAATATCTGGTAATAACGAAATAAAAGTATCTAAAATAGTTTTTCCTACTTGTCCAATACTTTCCATTACATTTGGCAAATACCCTGAAATATCATCTACTAGAGTAGTTGTAAAATCTATTAACATACTTATAACTTCTGGTAATAATTCTGTAACAGTATCTCTTATTAATGACATTACTCCAAATGCTATTGTACCTATTCTTGGCAAGACATTGTCTGCTGCTGTAAAAATACTATCAAAAAAATTAGATACTAAATTATCCCAATCTGCATCATCATCTGCAATACCTGTTAATAAGTTGTCCCAAGCAGATTTTAAAGATGCAATTGAACCTTGAATAGTTGTACTTGCTTCTTTTGATGTTGTTCCTGCTATATCCATTTTCTTCTGCATTACACTTATTGCATTTACTATATTTCCAAATGACATACTGTTTGCATCAACTGTTACTCCTAATTCTTTTTGTACATCTTTCATGTTTGCAGCATCTTTTATTAATCTTTGCATTTCTTCCTTAGTTCCGCCATATCCCAACTTTAAGTTATCTAGCATTGTGTAATTTTGTTTTGCAAAACCTTGATAAGCATTTTGAATACTTGTCATATCAGTTCCCATTTTGTTAGCATTATCTGCCATATCTACTACTGCTCTATTAGATACTTCTGCTGCCTTTTTAGTATCTCCATTTAAACTTTGTAACAAACTTGCTGAAAATGATGTTACTGTTTCCATATAATCATTTGCTGATAATCCCGCTGTCTTATATGCATTACTTGCATACTCTTCAACAACACCAGCATTGTCTTTGAATAATGTTTCTACACCACCTACAAGTTGCTCATAATTAGCATAACTATCTAGTGCATCTTTTCCAACACTTAATAATGCTGAACCAACTTGTTTGACAGCACCTACTACTGATTTTAAACCACTTGTAATAAAATCTCCTAAAACATTTGCTTTTAGTAAATCTCCAAATTTTATTGCACCTTGTCCTGCATCATCAAAACCATCTTTTAATTCATCTAGTCCTTTATTGCTTTTATCCGTTGCATTTTCCATTTGAATTAATTGTGTTTCTGCATTATTAAGTTGTGTTTTAAATGTTTTTACTTTTTCGTTATTTGAACCATATTCTTTTTCCGCTTCTGATAGTGCACTTCTTAAACTACTAATTTTTTCTTTTTGTTCTTGTATAGTAGTATTCATATTGCTATATGCTGTTTTTGTTTCTTTTACAGTCTTATCCCCAGACGAGAATTGTGTATTTGTTAATTTTAGTTCACTTGAAACCTCTTTCAAATTAGTTGTTATATCTCTTAATGCTTTTCTATATTCGCTTTCCCCAGTTAATTTAACTGTTCCTCCAAAACTTGATGCCATCTTTTCACCTTCTTTATTTATAAAATCTATATAATAAAGAAAGGTATTGGGTAACTACTTCACTAACTCTGTATGTGCGTGTTCCTCACTCTTTTCTTTTTGTATTCGTATTTTATTTTTGCATCTTGTGCATTTTATTTCTCCTTCAATGTGACTTATAAAAAGCAGAGTTTGTCCACATTGAGGGCATTTAATTTTTTCCATCTTATTCATCACTAAACATTTCTCCTTGATGATTTATTCTTTCTTCTATTTCTTCATATGTTATATGTTTTAATTTAAAATCATAATCGTTTTTATAATGCTTATATAATTTCAGAAATTTTGATAAAGTCATTCTCCCCACTTCTTTTTCATTAAAACCTAATAAGCAATGTCCAATAAATAATATCCACGAGAAATCAATAATAAATTCTTCATCCTCGTGGATTACACGTTTTTTTCTTCTTCTTCGTTTTTGGTAGATTCAATTACCGTTTCTTGAACTTTATCTGTTAATTTTTTCATTCCTAATTCTGTTATAAGTCTTCCAACTTGTTTTGCTGTTAAAAATTCTCTTTTTGTTTCTAAGTTTTCATTTTCAATGTCTATTCCTTCGTTAATCATTTCAGTTATTCCAAATTTTAATGCTCCAATGTTTGGTTCTTGTTTTTTACTGTCTGTCATATCTCCCCATTTTTCATATGAACCATATTTATCTTGTATTTTTTCAATTACATTCATTGTAAATGCCAATGGATACTCTGTATCTCCACATTTAAAATGTTTTATAGTATTTGTCATTTTTTACCTCCTAAAAAATTAAAAGTAGACTAAAAAAATAGTCTACTTTTATTTTAAATTATTTTGATGGTGTTAGTAATTCATCTAGATATGCTTGAGCTTCTGGTAATGTTGTAAATGTTTTCATTTTTCTCCAAGTTCCAACTTTCATACCATTAATTTCTTCTTCTAATTCTTTCAGATCTGCTTCAATAGATACTGTATTGTATTCTATTGATTCCCCTTTTGTTTTTCTATCTGCAGTTACTTTTGTTATTTGAATACGTGGTAAAAATTCCACTTTAAAACTTTTTACCCCTTTGTATACTTTAGTAACAATATGACCATAACCAAGTTCTGGTGCTATATCTTCTGAATTGTCTATAACTTCTTTTTCAGTAATTGTACATCCTTTTATATCTGCATATACTTCATCAGTAACATCATCAACTGTTATATTTACAGTTCCACCTTTAAATGATGTATCGCTTTCTGCTTCTATATCATCTGCATAAAGTTTTGTACTATTTTTTTCTGGATTTGGTTTTGCATCAATTAATCTTCCCAAAATTGGTACTATTGATTCTTTTTCTAATGCTGCATATTTTTTTGTAGCATAATCTATTTTATTATATTTTGCTGTTCTTAATCCTATACTAGCCATTTATATACCTACCTTTCTTAAAAGAACATGTTCTATGATATAAGCCTGTTTCTTCTTCAAAAAACTCTTGGCTATCTCCATCCCATGTC